CGCGAGGGTTTCAAGGCAATCGAATTTGCTGATGTGACAGCGATAGACAGTGAAGTTCTAACCATAGAGACCGAGAATTTTTCTGTCTCGACATCTCCAGATCATAAAGTGTTCGCAGCAGATGGGTGGACTCACGTCAAGAATCTCTCGGTGGATGATGAGATTCTCACGAGAAATGGATATGAACCCCTGAAGTCTATTACGAAGGAAGATTTTCGAGAAGACCTCTACGATCTCCAAGTTGCCGACATCCATGAATATTACACCAATGGTATTGTCAGTCATAATAGTGTGCTCCTAGAGGCTCTCTCATTCGTTCTGTTCGGAAAACCCTTCAGGAAGATTAACAAACCACAACTTATCAATGCGATGAATGATCGCGATTGTGTTGTAGAGATTCGATTCAAGATCAAGAAAACTCACTACAAGATTGTTCGCGGGCTGAAACCAGACATCTTCGAAATCTATAAGAACGGGAAGATGATCGATCAAGATTCGAACATCAAGGATTACCAGCGATTCCTAGAGAAGAATGTGCTCAAATTCAATTTCAAATCCTTCACCCAAGTAGTAGTCTTGGGCCGCTCTACGTTTGTCCCTTTCATGAAGTTGACCCCTAATGAGAGACGTTCGGTGATCGAGGACATTCTCGATATTGGGTTATTTTCCTCAATGAATGTAGTCTTGAAGCAGAAATACACCACACTCAAGGATTTAATTTCCAAGAATGAGTATGAGCAAAAAGTATCAGGCCTTGCACTTGATTTAAAGCAGGAACATGCTGATACACTTAAGAGTGATTTCAAGAAGAAGATGGAGAGCAATAACGTAGATATAGAGAATAAGTGGGAAGAGATCAAGGGAATTGAGAGTAATGTGGTGGTGGTCAGAAATCGAATTAAACCACTTTCAGATTCTGTAGAAGACTTGAGTGTTGGAAAGACACGAGATCAGAAAATTCGAAAGATTCTTGTTGGCCTTGAGAATAAGGCTAAGAGAACGAATAAGGATATCAAATTCTTTGAAGATCATGAAGATTGTCCAGTATGTCAACAGCCTATTGAAGAAGATTTCCGAGAGAAGAAAATTCTTAAGAAGAAAGGAGTCGTTGAAAAAATTGAAGCAGCCTCCATCTTTCTCTTTAAGGAACAGAACATACTTAACACACTCTTTGAAGAACATGCAAAGAAAGTGGAGAAGATTAAAGAGTTAGAAGATGAAGAGAGAAGTCTCTCACATCAGATTTTTTCAATCAAAAAAATCATTGAGAGAATAGAAGAGGAAAACGAGATCATTGAGAAAGAACACTCTTCAGAGTATATTTCTTCTCTGAAGGCAGAGATTTCAGCCTTAAAGAGCAAATCGGCTCAGATAGAAAAGGAACGGAAGAGCCTTAGCAAGAAGATGATTATTTACAAGATCGCATTTGAGATGTTGAAGGATAGTGGAATCAAATCCAGGATCATCGAGAGTTACCTTCCCATCATAAATAAGACCGTGAATGAACATCTCTCTGCGATGGATTTCTTCGTCAATTTCATCCTCGACAAGAATTTCAACGAGAGCATCAGAAGTCGGTTTATGGATACGTTCTCCTATGCGAGTTTCTCCGAAGGTGAGAGGCAGAGGATTGACATATCCCTTCTCTTCACTTGGCGGCGAATAGCAAAGTTGAAGAATAGCGTCCATACGAATCTTCTAATCCTCGATGAGATCATTGACAGTTCTCTAGATCAGGGAGGGGTTGAAGCGTTTCTGAAAATGTTGAACAATCTCCCCGATGATACGAACATCTTTCTGATTACACCCAAGCCAGATTTGATGTCAGACAAGTTTGAGAATGTCCTAAAGGTGAGGAAGGTTAATGGATTCACGGTAATCGACAATGATGGTAAATACTATAAGAAAATTTGAGATCACTCTTGACATGAGCAGAGTTTTGAGATATAGTAGGTATAGAATTTGGAGGGATGCCCGAGTGGTTAAAGGGGATGGGCTGTAAACCCATTGGCGTTAGCTTTCGTTGGTTCGAATCCAGCTCCCTCCACCATCTAAGAAAGGATCAATATGAAAGAGACAGAAGCAGTAATTCAAGAGAGACCCTCAATCGTTATTGAGGATGTTGTTGAAAAGGCCGTAGATGTGAACGCAGATGTAGAATTGGAGATTGGGTCGATTGTGAATCTCTTCGGAAAGAGATTCCGAATCAAGAAGATTTCCAACAAGGATGTGACAATGAGATTGCTGACTAGTCGGAATCTCATTTCAACTCGAAAGCATCACACATAATCCGAATAGGAAAGGGTAAGATGATGGCATTCACACAAGAAAGCATTCAGCAGGCTTTACAGGCCACCAATGTTCTTTAGATAGATTTCGCGACGAAGTCGATGGTGATAAGCGAAGTCTGTCAATCTGAAAACTTTCAGATATTGAAATAGAAAAGGAGAGGAACAAAGATGTGGAATAAAACAGATACATGGGGAAGCATAATGATTGTGTTGATAATGGGAGTCCTAATGAGTTGTTGGTTGGGTGCGTCGAGCGCTGCGGATAATGCTCCTACGTTAACAGCCGCCACAGAACAAACATTCACTACACTCACCCTTACAAAGACCTTTGAGATTGCTGATCTGGAGAGTGCGCTTAACGCTCGCGATCAAGTGCTTGTTCAATTGGTTCTGAATGAGAAGGAGCAATCGAGTCTTCTCGAAGATCTCAATGTGTTAAAGAAGACTCACAAGAGTCTTATAGATTCACTTCTGAAGATTGACAAGCGTCTTGGGGTAAATCAAGCGGCATACAATAAGGAGACAAGTGATGATTAGCGAGAAGGAAGTTGCCAATAAGATTCGCAAAGGTGTAGTTATGAATCATGGAGAGGTAATTTTCAAAGTGAAGACATCGAAGTGGTTGGTAAAGAATGGAATTGATCCCAATGCTCTTCTCAAAGTTTATGAAAACTACTTCGATGCCGAGTATATAAACTATAATCTAATTGTTACAAAATTCTTCCAGGAAGGTTAGAAAATGATCTTAGTTGACTTTTACCAGACTGATTAGCTCAGCAATGCCGCAGATTCTTAAGTCTTCGGAAATTGATACGAGATTCATTCGTCATATCACTATCAATGCACTTCGGCGGTATCATAAGCAATTCTCATCGAAGTATGGAGAAATGGTTCTCTGTTGTGACTCGAAGAATAATTGGCGTAAGGACATCTTCCCTCAATACAAGGGAAATCGAAGAAAGACAGATTCTGTGACTGCTGGTGTGAGTTGGTCTGATCTCTATTCTTGGTTAGAACAGATTAAGAATGAACTCCGTCAATACTTTCCGATGAAGGTGATTTTCACTCCAAGAGCAGAGGGAGATGATATCATTGCTGTCATAGCGAAGGAGATGGGAATCACAGAAGAGGTTCTCATAATCTCTTCTGATAAGGATTTCATCCAGCTTCAGAGCAATATGAATATTCATCAGTGGGCACCCATCAAGAAGAAATTCATTCAAGAGAAGTCGCCCACTACGTTTCTACGAGAGCATATCATTGGCGGGGATGCTTCGGATGGAATTCCAAACATTCGGTCAGATGATGATTCTTTTGTCAATGAGAATAAGAGACAAAGGCAGATGACAAAGAAACGTCGAGAAGAGCATATGGCAGATGGGAACTTAGCGAATGATCCTAAGTTTCAGAGAAACAGAATGTTGATTGACCTCGATCTAATTCCAAGGGATATTCAAGAGGCTATTCGCGTAGAGTTTCATAAGGAACAGATAGGTAGTTTCAAGACGGCACACATGTATTGTGTTCAGAAAAAATTGAACCAAATTCTCGAACACTTAAACGATTTCAAGAGAGGAGAGAAGAAACTATGCAAAAGCTTATTTCAGAGGTCTTAGATGAGGCCGATAAGTTGAAGACAAATGCGGCGCGGATGACGCACATTAGGGAGAACTTCACACCAGCAATTCAAATGCTTATTGAGGGTGGTACGAATCCAGATCTCAAGTTTGCTCTTCCTTCAACGCGCCCAGAGTTTCGAGTGAATGAGAAGCCAATAGGTCTCACAGAAGATTATTTGGTGAATGCTACGAAGAAGTTTTACATTTTCACAGCAGATCATGCAACACAAAATCCAGGTATGAAGCAATTGAATCGAGAGCGGAAGTTTATTGAACTTCTTGAGGGTCTTCACAAGGGTGAGGCAGAATTAGTTTGTCAGATGATTGAGAAGAAATTTAAGTATCCGTGGTTAACTTTCAAATTTTACAAAACATGTTTCGGAGTATAATTTATGCCAATTTACACATTCCAATGTCAGAAGTGTGGACATGAATTTGAGGAACAATTATTGATATCTGATATCGATGAACCCCTCAATAAGCCATGTCCTGAATGTAAGAAGAGAAAGAGTCTTAAGAGAGTTATTTCAGTTGATCCAGCCCGAATCATTTTTGAATCATCTAGGCTTATGGGGATCTCGAAACCTCAGGCAGCGTTCAGATCGAGAATGAAAGATATTCACAAGGGTGCGGGTACAATGCCCCGCGACTCAAATTTCACGGAAATTTAAGGATCGGATTATTTCAATGCCTTCCCCCAATCTTATCATTAAAGAGCAACGAAAAATGTTTCTATCAGAGCCTCACCTGAACAAACTCGTGGAAGAACAAGTCACCAAAGATCGTGATGGTGGATATATTGGTGCTGTTGTTTATATTTGTGAAGATAGGGGAATTCCTTTCGCCTCAATTTCGAAGATCTTGCCTAGATCAATTAAAGAGGAAATGAGAAAAGAGGGTGAGAATCGAAATCTTTTGAAAAAGCTCGGCCTCGCCAAGTTAAAATTCTTCAAATAGACTCTTGACATATGATCTAAATTGCGCTATCATAAGGTCTGAAAGGATTGAAAAGAAATGATGATTCTCTTAATGGCAATTCTTGGAACTTTTGTGGTGTTTGGGTTGTTCGAGTTGTTCGATCTATATTCATCTTTGAATGGAATTTATAAAGAGCACCTTTGTGACCAAGGGCCATATACTCCAATGGGGGATGTTAAGATGGATGCTCTGGTGAGTGAGTTGTCATGGTTATCAGCAAGAGGCTACTCTTTATCTTCTGAGCGCTGTCAAGAATTACAGTTCAAAATTTATTGGCGCTGGTTGGAACAACAGAAAGCAACTACAAGTAGATAGAGGATAACAAATGACTATAGTTTTGGGAACAGGGCGGCAGTTCAGCTCCAGATGGGAAGCGTATTTTATTTCCTTGGCATACTTCGTTGCCACTCAGAGTGATGATGAAAATACACATGTCGGAGCAGTGATCGTTGATGATTCTCGAACAATACTTTCCACTGGATACAATGGCTTTGCGCGAGGCGTTAAACACTGTGAAGAGCGTCAGATTGCTCCAGAGAAATACAATTGGATGGCACATGCAGAACGAAATGCAATTTATTCAGCCGCCGCAATTGGTACACCCCTTAGAGGATCATCGATGTTTACTTGTGGATTTCCCTGTAAGGATTGCGCTATTGCTATTATTCAATCTGGGATCAAATGTGTTTTTTATCACGAAGCGTGGCATAAAGGAAATTACGGAAAATGGATTGAATCATTTGAAAAATCAGCACAGATGTTCACAGAAGCGGGTGTTCATTGTGGTAGTGTAGATTGTGAGATCAGAGAAATCTCTACATTAAGATCAGGAAAGCCACTTTGTCTTTTGCCTCTGGAAGGAATTTCATAATGTCTCGTTCTTGTAAAGATTGTATCTATGTTGAAAAATCCAGGTATGTGAATTGGAGTCGATGTTGTGCACCCCTCCCATCGTGGGCTGAGGATTAGATTGAAAATAATATAGTTTCCTTTGCTCCCCTCTAGGAGGGTCAACTTACAGACGCAGATGAATGTGACCTCTATCAAACCGATGAGATAAGCCAAGAGGACGCTTTCAGATACAAAGCACAAGTTGAAAGTGTATCCAAACTCTTAGAGATATATCAAACAGCGGCCACTGCGTTGGGGGAAGACCTCGATTGTTCCGCCACGCTCTTACGTGATGCTCTCATGGCTCCTGGACTTGAACCACGATAATGAATAGAAATGTTTTCAGACTATGGGAAGCTTTCAAGTGTTTCAAACATTCGAGGCGATGAAGTTACATTTTACCTCACCCAAGTATAACGCCTTCAAGTATAATTTCAAAACAAGATCGACAGTACAAACCTTCGATAGACGAAATGATAAGTATTTCTTTCAGAAAGTGTATCGTAATCATCAGACAGATTATCGCAACTTCATTCTTGCCAACATGCTCCACGATGAATTCTTCATTGGATCATTCACTGAAGATGCTTACTTAAATTGGATAAGTGTCATTGAGAATCTTGAATACAGATTCTTGGTGGATATTGACAAAATGAAGGATATGATGTATTATGATAATGTCACCTTTGATGAAATGCTAACGAGTCAGGGAAGCCATCCCTGGATTTTCAAGATGGTCATGAGAGAGGAAATCAACCGAGAGACCTTGATGATCTTCGATATGATTTTCAGGTTCTTCAAGACTTGGGACAGAGATATTCAAGAAGACATTATTTGGCCCGCCTTTCACATGAAGCTTGACAAATACCTTCCATTTGTGGTAGACTGTTTTGGTGATGGGAAGAGATGGAAGAATCTACTTAGAAAGAGGATTCAAGAATGATTGGAGGAAAAAGTATGCGCTAAATAGAAGAGTTCATTCTAACTGTTCGTCATGGATAACGTGGATATTAAACAATCAGAAGGAGAAGAACATGACAAAAGAAGATAACACAGTACTATCTGCACTAAAGAAACGACGCAAGAACACCTTCGCAGAAACACAAAAGAAGATCATGGAAACAGTTCAGGGCAAGTCGTATGTTGATGATCGTTATTGGAAACCAGGTCGAGATGGTAAGACTGGCAAGGGCGCGGCAGTTATTCGCTTTTTCCCAGCAATTCTTGAAGATGGTGAAGACGCCAGGGCCTTCGCCAAATACTGGGATCACGGATTCAAAGGCCCTGGTGGTTGGTTCTTCGAGAAATGTCCCACTAGCATTGAGTCGTCTTGTCCCGTATGTGAAAGTAATACTGCTCTGTGGAATAGCGGAGAGTCTGGAAAGGCTATTGCGAGAAATCGGAAGCGCAAGCTCAATTACGTCTCGAATATTCTCGTAATTTCAGACCCCGCGAATTCAGACAATGATGGTAAGATTTTTCTTTATCGTTATGGGGCTAAGATCATGGAGAAAATCTCGGAAGCATTTTGTGATGATAACATCGATGTTTTCGATTTCTGGAGTGGTGCAGATTTTCATATCAAGATCAAGAATCAGGAGGGGTTTGTGAATTATGATAGTTCACTCTTCAAAGATTCAAGTGAACTTTTCGGTGGTGATAATGAAGACATTATGACCGCTTGGCAGAAGTGTTTTTCTCTCACGGAATTCACAAATCCAAATACTTTCAAGTCATATGACGACATGAAAGCCAAACTCAATCATGTTCTTAAGAAGGCAGCGCCACAGACGCCAGAGACTATTATGGCGAGAGTGGAAGAGAATAGTGGGCCGAAGATGTCTGATACGTTTGAGACATCGGATACTGTTGCTGATGATTCTCCTGGAGAGAGTCTGAAGTATTATCAAGATCTCGTCGCGGATGATGAAGACTAGAAGACTATAAAAGGAGAATAACAATGTATTCATTTGTCTGTGTCAGAGAAAGTCGCGTCAGCGATTTCGAACACTATTTGAATAAAGAAGGTTATGGACACAGGTGTCCTGAGTTAATCGATCATGCTAATTTGGAAAGGTTGGAAATCAATAATGCAACGGTCGATAATAGTAAGGTTGGAAATGCTTGTATAGAGTCAGTAGACGTTGAAGATTTGGTTATTCTGGCGTCAAAATTCGACCAAGTGTTTGTCGATGGATGCGAATTCTATGAGTCGGGGTTCCTATTCGACGATTTTACCGACTGTAGATTTACTCACTGTACCTTTGATGGGTGTAGTTTCGAGGACGTTGTTCTCAGTGATGACCAACTAGAACAACTTGGGGCTTATCGCATTCCAGAAGAAGAAGAGATCTGTGATGTTGAAACGGGTTGGGATACTATGGTTCCTCGATCTGATTGTGGTAACTGTCGAATATGCGGTGAAGGTTAAGTCACATAAGATAAGTCGCTAATGCGTCGATAAGTACTCTCGGAATTTCGAGTAGATGGTTTGATGATCGTACTTTGATTCGAGATGTTATTGACAGAAGAACTTGACGGTGCTGAGATAACGGTTTGTTGTTTCTTGGCACCGTCTCTTTCTATTGCTAAGTCTGAGCGAACTTTCTCTTGTGAGTGCAACTCTTTTGTTCTCTGTGATAAGCGTAGCCTTTCAAAGTTGACTTCATTTTGGGCATTTCCTATCTGACCTACAAGAGCGTTCAGTTCGGGAAGAATGAGAGATGCATCTGCCCTCTTGAGATTTTTCATAACAGAAGCAAATTTGTCGAGGGGCTTGGTGATATCTCCCAAGAATCCCTTGATACTTTTCCCAACTCTCTCAATATCACTGTCAGCAAATGAGTCAATGGCGTTTCCAATATTATCTATTGAGGATGCTGTGAGCGAGAGATTATCCGCAATCGCGGCGAGTCTCTCAAATCTCTTAATGGGATCAGCACCAAGGAGATTGGAGACAAAGGAGCCTACGCCTGCAGCCACAGAGCCTACGCCGAAGGCAGCAAGTGATATACCAATATTTGTGATAGCCTCAGCAGTTCTCTTGAGACCATCAGAATCTATTGTGGAGAGGTTGCTAAGAGATCTACTTAGCCCAGGTAAAACAAGATTTGCAACTCCCGCAATAATACTGCCGATACCTAAAGGTACTAGAGCGGCTGCAAGAATTCCTATGCCAGCAGCAGCCTGTCCCAGATTAGCCAGTTTGATCGTGGAGAGAGATTTCAACCCCTCTGATAGGGTTTTCAATCCAGGCCCTGCAACTTTCCCAGCAACACTTAGAGGAATCAATGCTAGTCCGAGAACTCCGAGAGCAGCAGAACCTAAAATGATAGCGGGAGACCATAGAGCAAGTTTAGCAGCCATTTTACCAAGTTCAAAAATTGTATCCGTGCCATCTTGCAGTGCTCCCCAATTTGTTTTAGATAATACGCGCATTCCAGCACCCAAAAGAAGCACGGCCCCACCTATTGCAGCCATAGCACCCGCCCCGATCAAGACGAGTGGGGCCACGGCCCCCAAAGCGATAGCACTAGCAGCGAAGATACCGAGGGCGGCAACTCCCTTACCTATATCTTTCCATTTGACTGATTCAAATTGTTGAAGAGATTTAGCCATTATGAACACTGAGCCAGCAAGAAGACCTACAGCAACAGCACCTAAAATCATTGGAACAGAACCAGATCCCAATAGAAGCCCAACACCAGCCAAGGCACCGAGAGCAAGTCCAGATTTGCCAAGTGTAGCCCAATCAATTCCAATGAACTGTTTGATGGAGATACCGAGAACGCCGAGTGTTCCAGCAAGAACCCCCATAGTAACAGCACCCTTGAGAACTTTAGTGCTTCCAAAAGATTTTACACCAACAGAGATACCTTTGAGGAATCCACCAATTCCAGCACCAACTCCACCGAACCCTTTGGACGCCCCACCCATAAGTTTGGAAAGCACCCCCCCAGACTTCTTTTTTTCTTCAGGAGATGCCGATGCACCCATATCTGTAGATTCGAGTGCTGTAATCATTTTCTCTTGACGAACTTGATCCTCGAATTTAGTTTCAGCATCTGTAGATGCCTTCAGTTTCTCAGAGTCTATGAAATTCTCGAAAAGCATTCTCATTGCATTCAGAGAAGATTCAACTTTCGGCAATTCTATTCCTGAGTCTATTGATTGTTTGGCACTATCAGGTGTCTCTACAACAACATTTGGAATCTCTATAGATGGAAGATTGACTTCAGGTGTCTCTACAACAACATCTGGAATCTCTATAGATGGAAGATTGACTTCAGGTGTCTCTACAACAACATCTGGAATCTCTATAGATGGAAGATTG